CTCGATGGCGTCCGAGATCATCTCGTCTCTGTAGGTGTAGTTCACGAACCTGTACTTGGTGGAGAGTCGAGTGGCGATCTTGTAGAAACACTCGCCGATGTACTCGGGGATTCGAGGCAGCTGCTTGCCTTCTCGCTTGGCCTGCTCGACTCGCTCCTTGTACTTGCAGAGTTCTTCGTAGAGAGTCTTATTGTTGATGTAGTGTCTGCTCATTCGTTGTACATTCTCTCATATGCCTTCTTCACAGAAGTGAGGTTGATGGTATCCATGGCTATGCCTCCACACTCTTTGAGGCGGAGACGAAGCTCTTCTTTAGTGGTAGGACCTGGAGTCTTATCTCTGTCCCTGGCCATCTTGTTGATCTCGATGAGACTCTCGAGCATGTACTTCGCTGCTAGCGATATATCTGCCAGAGACTTCCCTCGTCGGGTATTGAGGAGCTCATACGCTTCTATGCGTACCGCGGCCTCGAAACACAGAGGGTCATCGCTGTTATACAACTCTTCTAATAAAATGTCAACTGTCTTATTCATCAGTGCAGCGACGTGTTACTCATTGCGCGGTTGACGATCTCCAGGATCGCGTCTCTATCGCTCGCTACCGCCCTCGATACCTTATGCTCCTTCTCTTCGATGAAACTCTTCACGGAGTCGTCGTAGATCTTGATGTAGGAGTCCTTGAGGTAGTAGAGGGAGATGATCGAGTTAAAGTTGAGGAACACTTCTCGACTGTCATTGTAAGCGTCGTACTTAGTGAATACGGCGGTAGCCACTCCGTCTATCTGACGATATCGTACTTCTAGCGGGTCTGTGACAAGGATGAATGCTGGATCGCCGACCCACTTCATGGGGTGATCCTTATGAAGGGACACCTTGCCGACGATCTCGCCTCCGTCCACGGTCTTTATGAAAGCTGTCTTCATTGATTGAGCCTCACGTTGTAGAGCTTGTACTCGAAGCTCTCTTCATTGTATATCTTCACGCGTTCCATGAAGTGGTTTATGGTGTGATTTCGCTTGGATTTCCAAGACAGGTCGTCTGCGATATCGTACAGAGTAGCGACTTCTTTCCCGTCTGCCTTTCGCAGTCCTCTTCCGATAGACTGCAGGTTACGGATGCGGGACTTGGAAGGCGAAGCGAAGATAAGATTGCTGATACTAGGAATATTGATACCAGTAGAGAAAGTGCCATAGCTAGCGACGAGAATAGCGTCACTCTCATCAGCCACGATCCTTCTGATGTCGTCTCTCTCTTCACCCTCGACTCCTCCGTGTATGAAGAACACCGCTCTCTCCTCATCCTTCAGGAGATCGTACAGTATCTTACCATGCTTCTCTACGTATTGATACAGAATAAGCGTGTTGCCCTTCAAAGAAATCGCCAGATTCTTCACGAACGTATTGCGTGCAGGATTGGCTACTAAGAAGTCCATCTCGTCTTGATAGGTCATGTTAGAGACGAGCTTCTTCTGCTCGTCGGTGTATCCTAGGACTATGCACTTGATCTTGAGATCCGAGACGTGCTTAGTCTCCATCAGCTCCGCGGTAGTGATGACCTTGTGGACCGGACCGAACAGGCCCTCGATGACTAGCTTATGCGTCTGCGTGCCATCGAGAGTGCCTGTGAGCCCGAACCGGTAGGGCGTCTTGCCCATGTTGGTCATGATGGAGGCGAGGCTCTTGGCCTTGAACAGGTGAACCTCGTCTCCGACGACTACTTCGAACTGGTCGAACCATTCTTTTTCTTGTTTGTAGACGCTCTGCCACGTTGTGATGGTGACTTGCGCTTCGGTTTCTCTGTCTCGTCCGGAGAAGATCTTGTGTATTCCAAAGCTACCGGAGTCGGATCGATCGGAGACACCGGAGTAGCCGTAGGACTCGAAGTCTCCTGCGAGCTGGTGGACCAGAGTAACCGTCGGAACCACGATAAGAGTCTTTGCATTGTAATACCTCGTTAATAAGTAGATGATGAGAGACTTACCAGACGCTGTCGGAGATAGGAGGACGCACCTCTTGTTTCTGACGGCGTGCACGAATGCCTTGATCTGGTAGTCTCGGGGTTTAACTTTTTCGGGGAGATCGATGGAGCGGATGAAGTCTGCGGCCTCCTTGAGGGAGAACTCCTGCTGAGAGAAGTCTGAAGACTCTACTACCTCGACGTCTCTCGAGGCGCAGAACTTCTTCACGTGATCTACTAGACCGGCGTAGATGCAGCGATTCAGGTTGTTGACTAGGCGGATCTTACCGTCCCAGAATCGGGACCTGTAGGCGGGCATGAACTCGGCGCCGGGCACCTTGAACGTGAAGGCATCCGAGATCTCTTGGAGTGTAGACGGCTCGCAGTCGAGCCTGACGTAGGCATGATCTACTCTCGATATAGTTACTCTCTCACTCACCCTAATCCGTTCTCAAACTTCTTCCAATCGATGTAGTTCTTGATGGCGTATCCTCTATTAGCTATCGTCTTGAGGATAGAATCGAGGACTTCCACCTTCTCTTCCTGCATGCCGATCTGCAGATTGATGTTAATCAGATCTCTGTCGGCGTCTAGGTATATAGGCAAGTCCTGCTTGAGCAGCTTCAGAGCGAACGGCTCCCACCCTCGAGAGTCTAGCTCGGACTTGTCCATCCTCCCAGTGAAGTAGTCGCTCTTCGCCAGGATCAGTTCTGACTTAGAAGTTCTCAACTTCTTGAGCCTGAGCCTCTCTTCAGAGAGGATCTTTAGATACTTGCCGTGGAGCTTCGGGGTATTGAGGCTCTCGCTAGACAGATTCAGTGCATCTATCTTGGAGTCCTTACCCCATTCGGTGTGGATGTCTTCCAGTTTCATGATGTAGCCTAGTGTTATATTCTATTTGGATATAGCCGTATTATACACGTCTCGTCCAAAAAGTACACAAGATTATTGATAGCTAGGATAGTTACTCGTGGTCGTGGGATCGAGAGTAAACATGCGATAGGAGAACTCTGCGCTCGCCTCTAGGTATGCCACGTCGCTGAGGGTAGAGTCGAACTTCATTCCCGTCAGACCGACTGGGAAGATGTCATAGAACTTGACTTCGTGCTTTGGATTCTTCGAGCTGGACAGGATGACGAGCGATGCGTCTGATCTTATCCTCTGCGAGTCGACCGAGGACTTCTCGGCCAGTGCCTTGTACTGCTCGTAGCTCTCGGGGAATCCGAGTGCCAGCATCCAGTTGTAGATCTCTTTGTAGTTCGTGAGATCCTCGTCGATCTTGAAGTTCACGCTGATAGTACCATAAGTCAGCTCAGTGCCGGCTACAGGAATTCTCTGGAAGGGGTTAGGAATAGTAGCGGTATTCAGAGTGACAGTGGGGAAGGATATGGACTGACAGAAGTAGTCCACGTTAGGCAGTCGCGTGATCACGAACTTGTACCCGAGAGGGGACAGGAAGTTCTTATTGGCAGTGACTTCTGCAAATGACGGCATCTGTGGGCTCCTTCACTACTATTTAGGCAAAAAGAAAGGGGGAGGTTGCCCTCCCCCAGTTCGTTCGGTTGTCCCGAATCTTATGATTACAGGATGTTGGTGACCAGGACGCGACGGTAGTAGACGTTGCTGTCCTTAGAGATAGCGCCACCACCGGCGACGTTACCACCAGCGAACGGATTCGCGACTACGCCGTAACGAGTCTTGAAGCCGATCTTCGGCTGGAAGGTGGACGGATCGACGGCGCGGACCATCTGCAGCGGAACGTATGGGCAGTAGAAGAGGCCAGCGTCGAAAGCGCTAGAACCCTTGTAGCCTACGGTCATGTAGTGGCCAGAGCTGTTGTTGACACCGGTGCCGGACTGACCAGCATACGGATCGATGTAGACGCGCATACGACCATTGAGTACGCCAGCGAAGGTCGCGCCGGTGTCGTCTACCTGGAGGTTGTTGCTGTTGAGAGCCGGAGTGTAGTCGAGAACACCAGCCATCTGCAGAGCGGAAGCGACGTCCGAAGAGCAGAGGACGATGTTGCCCTTACCGCGACGGGTAGCCTTCGCGATCTGGTTGGCTTCGCGCTCGATCTGGAACATCAGACCCTTGAACTTCTCTACAGACCAACGGCCGTTAGAGTCGGTGTCGAGGTCGAAGATACCGGCAGCGGTGGTGCCTTCGGTAGCGCCGCGGACGGCAGAGATGTTGATGGTACGAACGATCTCGCGGTTGATTTCAGCGAGGATCTCAGCAGACAGGATGTTGCTGAGCTCGGTCTCGGCGTCGAGGCCGTGGATGGCCTTGAGGTCCTGAGCGAGTTCCATGCTGTACTCAGCCTTGAGGGCGCGAGTGTTAGCGGTGACAGTCACCTTCTCGATGGAGAAGGCCATCTCAGGGAAGGTCAGCGAGCTGTTGCCCAGACCTTCGCCCTGGTCAGTGGTCATGCCGCCAGCGAAGTTGTACACGTCCTGAGACGCGATGTTGATGGTGTGGGTGGTATTACCTGGAAGGTTACCAACTTGCTTGTTGCCGAGGATAGCATCAGTGTTGCTCTTGTAGGTAGAGAAGCGAGTGTTCGCCTCGTTGTACAGAGCCTCGTCACCGGCGTTGTTAGCGTAGCGAGCGCGCATTGCGAAGATGAGGCCGGTAGGACCGGTCATAGGCTGCACGCCGCAGATGTCATAGGCTACGAGGTTCGGCATCGCGCGACGAACCAGGCTGATGAGCACTGGGTCGAAGGTGTCGATGGCGCCGGCGTTGGTAGAGTCCGGGTTACCGATAGCGTTGGTCGGACCTTCCATGAGGAACTGAGAGCCGCCCATAGCAGAAGATTCGCGAAGCGCGTTCTCGGTGTTCTCGAGCATCATGGCGGTTACGGAGCGACGGTGCGCGTCCTTGATCGCCGGTAGGTCTGGGTGACCTAGCACCGGCGACCACTTGTTCTGGATTTCTTCATTGAGATACATTGAGTTATACTCCTTTGAGTTTTACTAGTATTAGTTTAGCTTGGTGGTGCGTGAGATTGCACGAACATACTTGTTCATTACGCCGGTAGGAGCGACAGTCTCGGCATACTCGCCACTGTTGTCGAATCCTTCCTCGGTGAGCATCTTCATCGGCTTATTTTCAACAGAAGTGAAGTAGTTCTCCCTGATCACTTGCACCTTCTTAGCGAAAGTCTTCTCGTCATCGAAGCTGAGGCCCTCACAGAGGGTCTTGAGCTTCTCTGCCTGAGTAACGGCGAGTCCGTCGGTCATGCTCTCGACGATAGCTGCCATCTTTGCTTCAGAGATCTCGCTGTTCAGAGCGATGACCTCGTCGGTCTTCTCGTTGACCATCTGCTCGAGCTCCTCGATACGGGATACCATCTCAGAGACGACGTCGGTCTTCTCTTCCGGTACCTCGATGTAGTGCTCGGCGAATAGGTTCTTCAGGCCGTCGATGAACTCCTCGGCGATCTCGGCGCGGAGGCTATTCTCGAGAACGAGCCTGTTCTCTTCGATCCACTCATTGATGGCATAAGACAGATACCTGTCGACGCTCTCGACCATGGCCTCCTGAGCGGCCTCGAGTTCCTCGTCGAGAAGGGTAGAGTACTCGGTCTCGAGCTCTTCCACGATGGCGTCGACGCGATCATTGACTGCGGCCGTGAAGAGGGCAGAAGCCTCGGTCACGAACTCTTCAGAGGCCTCTTCACCGAAGAGCTGCTGGAGTTCGGTCTCTACTTCTTCCATCGTTGCAGAGGCTGCAGACGGCTTCATACTGACAGACGTTCTGTGCTTAGCAGAGTTGTCGCCTGTCGGCCTGGTATTGGTCTCGGTGTCGGTTTCTTCCTCACCCTGTCCCGGGGTCTCGCCCTTGAGCTTGTTCATCGCGTTATCGCCCTGGCTCTTGTCCTGTGGACGATTCGCGTGAACATCGCCCTTGACGATAGGACCAGGAACTCTAGAGACGCCAGTGGCGCCTCCGCCGACAGAGATTTCTTCGTCCATCTCTACGGCATTGTTCTTGCTCTTAAGCATCATGATGCTCCCTTGTTACGAATCTGATAGATATATTTATGAAATTGCGAATTTACAGCAACCTCAAGAACTTCTCAAAGGTGGCGAGCTTAGCTTCTTCTAGCTGAGCGCTCGACGCCTTCTTGATAGTATTCCTCATCTGCTCTACTGCCTGAGCCTTGATGATTCCGTTGTCCCATACCCACTCGACACCCTCCATGATACCCT